TGATGAATTTCATCAAGTCATCAGAGTTGTATGCTCCTACATCTTTCAAAGCAAGGGCAATAGCATTGGTTTTGGTTACCTGAGCAAGGTTTGCCTCGCTATCAAGTTTATACTGCTCAAATTGGGCTTTGAGTTCTTCAAGCTGCTGCTTGCTTTCCTCACTAGCACCCTCTTTGGCTTGCAAGTCTTGGATAGCTTGAGTCTGTTGCTCAAGTTGTTGCTTTAATGTCTCATTTTCAGCTTGTAGCTCAGATTTGGCCTGTGATTTTGCATTCTCAATACCTGCACCGTACGCTTGCATGATATTGTCAATCACTGACTTATCCTCAATACCTGCCTCAACTAACATTTCACGTTTAAGACTCATGTCTTAATCCTCCTTTTTACGTCACATGGACAAATTAAGACAGTTTTACGCCATGCTCCAGGGCAAAATAAAAAACCTGATGGAGTCCCATAGGTTTATAGTGATTTATGGTATTAAAAAAGCGCCTAGATCAAACTAAGCGCTAATAGTATTGTACATCTGTTTTAGACATGACATCTGACAGTTTTTGACCGTCAATATCTAAATTTACTAAGTCACCAAGAGAGGTAACCACATAAGTTTTAGCTCCTATAGAGACCTGTATATCTGTTGTAGAATTAGGTAAGATAGCACAATCTTGCCCTTTGTAGACAAAAGAGGCGTCCCAACCGTTATCATATAATGCTTGTAAATCTTCTAGTATCGCCATAATATATCCAGGTTCTCCTCTCTTTCATTGTTTGTTAGTTCTCTAGTCGTTCTGCTGACAAACTTGCCGTCATCATCAAACACATAGTCATGAACATGCTCACCTTTTTTCCCGTAAGGATGTTTATCTGGTTGCTTATGATTAGTGAAATGTATATCTTTTACTTTGTAGCCCCTATCATCATAATATGTTCTACCAAGTACATCTCCATTTGTTGCGTTGTGTTGGACTACACTATTTGGCTCTCCAGTCTTTCGTGGAGGCGTATGCCCTACTGTAACCCCTGATACACTTACTATTTTACCACTTTTCACAGCTTTATCAAGTTCTGCACGCTTAGTAGCAAGCTCTCTAGCTTTCTTTTGTTCTTCTCTAAGCCTGACCTCTTTCTTAGCTTGAGAAAATGGATCAGCATAGTATTTCTCTCTAGCATAATCTCTATGTAGGTAAGGGTGTTGACTCAAAAAACCTCTCATGGCTCCCTGTTTCATCCTAACCTTACTCTTATACTTAGAGATTAGCTCACTGTCTCCTAGTTTTTCTGCGACATGCAAAAGCTCCTTAGACTTCCTGATAGACCTCTCTAGGGCTCTCTGCTTAGCCTGTACGTTTGCATTCGCTATAGCCTCCTCAGGTGTTAGGTCTTTTAAATGATCAGGCAAATCAGGCTTATAATTAACCCCTGGGATGTATGGTGTCATCTCATGAGTGCAATTTATACCTTGACAACCAGCAGGATGACCGTAGCCATAATCAGCTAAAGCTAAGACACGCTCTCCATTTACTTCTCTAGCAACTCCAGTAGTTACTATCTGATGTTGTAGAGGAGCACACATCTCTCTTGCTGTGGCTTTCTTGTGATAGTAAAAGGTATCTATACCCATCTCATCAGCTGGAGCCATTCTGACCTCACGGTAGACCCTCCAAGCTGTTGACTTGATGACCTGTCTAGCATAAGTGTCAGCTTTCCAGTGCTTACCTTGGCTATCGGTAAAACCGTAAAATCCCTTTTCAGCCCATTTCATGACTGTATCAGAGATAGCTTTATCTGATGTAGTTAAACCAGTTACAACTTTTGCTACACTCTCCTCAATGATAGATTGATAGACCTTTCTGACACTCAGTGGTAGAGTGGTATTGATAAGGTTATCTATGTCTCCCATAGTCTGATTGACATAAGCAGCTAAATTGGTCTGTATGAGTGAGTTATCGGTAAATTGTCCACCCATAGACTCAAGTAACTGCTCTTTTGTGTCTTTATAGACCTTGTATCCCTCATTTTGTATAACATACCTGAGCTGTTCCTCAGCAATTCCTGAGCGCTCTGAGATAAGGCTGACATTATCATCATTAAGCAAGCCCATCTCATTCATTTTCTCAAGTTGCCAGATATAAGGGTTATCATTAAGACTAGCAGAGCCACGCTCTTTGATACGGTCTATTACTTGGTCAAAAAGGTCAAGAGTTAGCTGATGGTAAATGTCAGCAACTCTACTAGCGTCAAGCATTAATTGCTGTTCATTTAGCTTGATTGGTTTCTTTTTGACATCAGCCATCTAATCACTCTCCATAAATTGAGACATCCTCAGGGCTACGCTCATCATTTACATCATCAATGACATTACCATCAATCTCAGCCTTAATCTTTTTGGCTTTTTCAGGTGTCACGTTTAGGACTTTTTCAATAGCCATTGTGTTAGTACCAAAGCCAGCATTAACTACTTTTATCCAGTAGTCCAGCTCAGCATTTCTGTCAGTAAAGACACCATCATCAAGGTTAATGCTAATTTTGTCCATCTCAGGGATTTCACCTGAGTATAGCTTATAACCCTTGGCAAGTTCTAACATTGAGACAATGAGCTCTTTTAGCGATTGCTCAACCAGTGAGACAATACTATTTCTCATCTGATATGTGTCAGAGTTCTCAGAGACAATCTCTGTGGCTGTTTTCATACTCTTGCCATCAAAACTAAACATACCAGCTGATACGCCAATCTGCATTTCAAAGAGCGCTAAGCCCTCGTTAATAGCCTTGATGTAGTCATCTGACCTGATTGGTGTAGTAAGGTCTGTGATACCTATGCCTTTGTCAATGTCACCAGAGTCAAATTGCTCATAGACATTGTGTCCAGCCTCAAACTCACGCTTGACTATGACATTATCACCATCTTGATTGTACTCTGCTTTAATCATTTGGCTAGGCACTGCCACCCTACGCTGACCCATCTTGACCTCCCACATAAACTCATCATAAGTTGTATTAAGAAAGTCTATTGTAGTCTTGGCATTGTCAAAGATAGACAAACCTAGTGGACTGTTAATATCTTTGTTATTCATGCCTGGAGGTCTTAGATAAGTGAATAGTGGACGGCTCAAGCCATTTAGCTCCACTACTTCCTCTAAATCCTCATAAATCTCTGACAGTGGCACTCTTGAGCCTATTGCATTCTGATTATCAGACCTGTATAGCTCGTTTGATACTGTGTATTTATCATTTGACCACTCATGAAACTCAATCAGTGTGTAATATCTCTGCTTATTTCCATCTGCTTTAATTGTCTTGGTCACGATTGCAGCACTAGATACATCCTGAGTGTTGCTTTGTAGTGGCAAAAAGACAGGTGCTTGAATAAATGACACTCTTACACGGTCATCATCAACATAAGGCCTCATAGCAAGACCACCTAAAGCTAAACAACTCTCAAGGTATCGCTCAAAATTCTTTGTAAATCGGTCATCTTGTAGCTGTTGCTGGATAAACTTGTTAGCACGCTCATCATCTACTTTAATTTCAGCCTGTTCATTAAATACAAGGCTTGCAATTTTCTTAGCAGCTGTACGGCCAATAGGTAAATGGTTGAAATCTCTTTTATTTTTAGTCCCATTACTATCTCTGTACTCTACTTGAGGGTAATGGCCTGAAAAATACTTAATATTCTCCCTAATACGGTCATACTCTGCTGATGATACTGCTATCTTCGGATGGTCAGTGATGTATGTTAGGTTTTGACTAGTCATCACATATTTACTCCTTTTAAAAATATCTTTAATTGTTTGGACTATTCCCATTACTAGCTCCTTTTAGGCTTTTAGATTTAACTCTCTAGCATTATCTAGGACAAGATACTTGAAACCATCTACTGTGTGGTCATTTTCCTTGATGACTTTAGGGTCATCAGTATTGATGGTCTTGTCATCATATCGGTACATCTTATGCTCCTCAATGAAAACCCTATTAGCAGGGATGTCAAGGTAATAAAAACGCCCCTCAGCTAGTAAGCTAATGACCATGTCTATCATAGTCTGATTTTTCTTCTTAGCAACTGGGTGCCAGCGTTCTCCATAATCTCTGAAATATTGGTTTCTCAAAGCTCCCTCTGCACTATCAATAGTCATTTTTAATTTAGGTACTCTGTACTGTTTCATGACCTTATCTATAAAATCATGTACCATCACAGATAGCTCACTAGGGGCTTTCTTGATGGTTTTGCCAGCTGGTGAGTAGTAGAAAGTGTCTAATAGGATAACCTTACCCTTAGCTGTGAGCCCATAAGCTCCACAGGTTGTAGCTGACTGTTGATGTCCAGTATCCATAGCAAATGATATGCCTATTAGCTTATCATCAGTAGGGAGGCTCTCTAGTGGTTTAAAATAGCTCATGTTATAGACATGATTACCTAAACCGATTACCTCACCTAAATACATCCATCTGTAGTAGTCAGGGTCAGTCTCTTTATAGCGTTCTATCTTCTCAATCATCTGCCTAGACAAAAAGCCTAGTCTATCATCAAGGTAGGTGCTATGATGTATCATGTATGTAGGGTCACTAGCTTTTTCAGCTACCCACTCATTTATCCAGTCATAGGGATTTCTTGGAGGGTTGTAGGTGAAATAGACCTTTACCTCTTTACCGTTTGGGAGCTCTTGACGGATGAAAGTATCTTCAACTATGTCAATATCCTCACGGCCAGCAAACTCAGCAAGCTCCTCAAACCATACAGCCATGACATAGCCTTTAGCTATCTTTTGTGACTTGAGTTTCATAGGGTCATCAACCCCATAAAAATAAAAAGCTGTTCCTGTCTTGATATGAGTAATCTGTAAGGGAGATTTCCCAAACTTAAACTGATTAGCTAAGCCCATCTCATAGATAGCCCATCTAATCTGCTCATATACTGACATTCTCAAGTACTTGCCTACTTTGCGTAAGACTACCACATTCCCATTAGGGTCATTGATAAAGTCATTTACAAGATCAATAGAGACCACTGATGACTTAGTAGAGGCACGGCCACCCTTGAGCACTACATGGCTCTTATTTGTGTATAGGACATCATCAAATACTGGGTTAATCAGTTTGG